ATTTCAATCATGGGCTCATACACTTTTCCCCGGAAGCCCGTTGCCTGCAGAACCTGCTCCCACGGACCCACATATTTCATGGTCTCCGGGTTGCCATACGCCGGGTCATTGGCCCAACGCGGATCGTCATACGACCAGTATTCAGACGACACTTTTGCCATGATTCACCTCACCCAATCCGCCAGTCGGTGCCGTCGCTGTACACGGGGACTTTGTTTAACCCACCGCCAGCCACAACGGACGCAAACGTCGTCGCGTTGGCATCGGTGACAAAGGCCCGCGCGCCTGCCCCGGCGGTAGCCGCTGCCGGCAGTGTAGCCACGGTCAGCGTGCCGTGGTTGAAGTACTTCACGCTGAACGTCAGCGTCAGACCTGGTATGCGAAACGACGTTACGCTGGCGTTCCCCATCGTGATTTCGTTGCTGACACCGACTGCCGACACATCGGCGTCGTAGCCGATTACCGTGTTGTTGCTGCCGGTCGTGAGCGAGTCGCCGGCCTGCATGCCGACGGCGGTGTTGTTTGCGCCAGAGGTTAGCGCCCCCAGTGCCGACGCGCCCACCGCCGTGTTGTTGCTGGTGGTGGCCGCATCCAGCGCAGTCCACCCGATGGCAACGTTATACGCGCCCGTGACCACCAGCAGAGCCGCATCCTTGCCCACCGCAGTGTTGCCGGTGCCCGTGGTGGCCGCACCCAGCGCCGAGCGGCCTACGGCCACGGCATCGCTGCCGGTGTAGGCGTCCAGTGCCGCGTAGCCCACCGCCACGTTGTCCGCTCCCGTGGACACCAGCAACAGCGCATCGCTGCCCAGCGCCGTGTTTCCTGCGCCCGTCGTTGCCGCGTTCAACGCTCGGTATCCCGCGCCAGTGTTGTAGTTTGCCGTAGTCGCCGCCGACAACGAATCGTAGCCCACGGCCACGTTGTAATCCCCGCTGGTATTGGCATCCAGCGCCTGCGAGCCGTACGCCGTGTTCTGGAAGCCGTCCGTGTTGGCCGTCAGGGCGTTGTAACCCACTGCGGTGTTGTTCGACCCCGTGGTGTTGCTGTCCAGCGCAGTCAACCCGACGGCAATGTTCTCGTTGACTCCGCTGCCACCTTTACCAACCGGCACGCCAACCGCCACCGCCAGCTCAAACGACGCAAAAATGTTGTCGTCGGTCTTGATCGTGACGCCCAGCGACGTCTGCAGAACGAACTTGTACGACGATCCTTCCGTCAGCCAGATTTGCGCGGGCGTCCTGCCGGCGCTGTCTAGCACGATGGGGTTGGCGTTGGCCGTGCCGCCAGACGAACTGGTGTACGTCGCCGCAGGCGTGGTCGTGCCGGCAGCGTAGGTGTAGATCAGCCCGCCGTTTAGCGGGTTGCCGTTGTTGTCGAAGAACTGGGCGCCTGCGCCTGCGTATTGGGAGAGGACGACTGCCATCAGGGCCTCACTGTTGAATCTGGGTGACGGTGACGATCACGGCGGCCGAGGCGGGCGCATAGGCCGTGGCGGCAACGGCGGTAAGCGACAGCGCGGTGTCTGAGACGGCCCACATAAGCTCAAGGTAGTCGTTGGCCTGCAGTGAGAAAAACTCCGACACCGTGATTGTCGCAAAACCACCGTTGCTGTCCAGCGACAAGATCGCCGTGCTGTTGGAGTAGTCTGTAGTCCCGTTCTGGCGGAACCAGACGCGGGCGTTTTTGGACGACGAGTTGGTTGAGGTGAACTGATACCGCACCGTCAACTGGTACAAACCCGACTGCGGCACCTTGAGGCGCGTCAGCGGCGAACCTTCCAACGTTACGCCTTCGGCAATCTGCGTGGTGTCCAGCGCGATTGCATATGCCGTGTTGATCACCGCTGCCGTCAGGTTAGTCGTGCGCGTGAACTCGCCGTAGTACTTCTGCTGCTCAATGGTGGGCCGCACAAAAATCTCGCCGCCAGTGGCGCTGTCCACCAGCACTGCCGCGATGGGAATCACGTTGTCCGGCGCGGTGGGCTTTGATGCCGTAAACCCGCCGGCCACCGTCGGGCTGGCGTACAGAATGTCGCCCACGCTGAACGCGCTGGTGTCAATGCCGCTGACGCTGCCCCACACGCAGCACAGGCCCGTGGCGCCACTGTCGGGCAGTTCCTCGGCCATGACGCCCAAGATGTAAAGCGACGGCGATGAGCCGTCAGCCAGGTACGGAGCGACGGACAGCACGTTGTTGGCGCCCACGCCGACGAAGCCGACCACGGAGCCCTTGGGGATCGTCGAGCCCGTCGTGTTCTCGACAATGGTGTACTGGAACAGCGCGGAATTCTCCGTCGCGTTCTGCAGCAACTGAAAGAACCGAAACCACGCGCGAGTGGTCAGCGCCCCCTGATCCACCAGCGGGTCGCGCTGCGACGGTACGCGCGGTGCAAGCTCCACGTTAAGCGCTCGTCGGGGTGACGGAAAGCTCCGCACCCATGATGGCGATCTTCACCGGGTCGCTGCCGCTGATCTCGTACACGCGATCCCGCAGCTTGGTGGTCATGCCCAGCCGGCGCCAGATCACGCGCTTGCCGTACTCGCCGAGCTTGCCCATGCTGGCCCAGTGCTCGTTGCTCCAAGTGTGGCCGCCGTCGTCGGACCAGCGGAGCATGATTTGGGGGTCGCCAAGTGAAGGGTTTTCTGCCAAATAGCCTTTGTATTTTTGTGGGTTGTTTAGCAAAATTGGCGTTACTACATCGCGGATGTAAGCAATGTATGTTGTGTTAGTAATTGTTCCTGCGCCGTAACGAAAAAACTCTAAAGCATCACCAGAGCCAAGAATGTTGTCGTTGGTAACGTCGCCAATCATTCTTCCGTTAAAACGTTCAGACCACAACGCGCGCTGCGGTTGTATCATTACCGCAGCAGCAAGAACGCCGTCAGAAACTGCGCTCCAATTTACAATGCTTTCGTTTTGAAATGGCGCGCCAGCTTCGCAATCAAGTTGCAGCGCATGATGGGCGGTGCGTTTGAGGTTGTTTTGCCCCGTGGGCAACGCGCGCCACGACCGCAACCACCTTTGTTCGCTGACAAAATCTTTGTGCCACGTCATGTCAAGCGCATAGACGTTGCCGTTTTCCCAGTCTCCCACCAGTACCTGCCCCGCAAAATTCGCCTGACAGTTGCTGCGGTGCCGGCGGTACTGCACGCCGTCCCAGTATGCCCTTTCATGCCACGCGCCAGTGGCGACGTCAAACACCCACGTGGCCTGCGCCGTCGGGAACGTCAACACATAGAACGAGTGCCCGTCCTGCTGGTACGAGTAGCCAATGGCGTCGTTCAGCACGCCGTACTGCTGAATTTGCCATTCAATGGCGTGCGTGCTGACGCGCTGGGCGTTGTAGCCTTGGTTGCGGTACACGATGCCGTTGCCGCGGGCGTCGGAGCCCAGCCAAAACACGGCGTTGTCCAGCTTGGCCACGCTGTACGGCGCAAGGCAGCCGGTTTCCATGAACGCGCCTTCAATGCGCGCCAGCGGGAAGTCAGCCAAGCCGGCGTTGTACCAGACCTCAACGGTGTTGTTGCCGAACAGCCAGACCTCGCGGTGGTCGACCATCAGCGACACGATGTTGTCGGGGTTACCCTCAGCGCTGGCAAAGTCCAGTGGATCAATTGCAGTGCCGTCAAGCAGCGAGGTCACCCACACGCGCTGGCTGTTGGGCTCGTTGAATACGAAGTAGCTGTCTAGATAGCCGACAGTGACCGCCCCCGGAAAATCAGGATCTGTGACCTGCGCAAACACACCCGTGTTGGCGTTGTAGATGAACGCGCTGGGATTGCAAGCCACGAACAACTGAATGCCGTTGTCGGCCATGCTCACCGGCCCGCTGCCGTTGATTAGGCCAAGCTCAGTGGCGGCAAAGTTGCCGTCCACGCGGTACAGCTTGCCGCCAGAAGCAACGTACAGGAAGTCCCCGAATTTCCACATCCCACGAATAGGGCCCTCGCCCACGGTCGCCACCAGACGAAGCCCCGGGCACCGCTGCAAAAACGCCGGTTCCTTGCCGCCCTCGGGCACAACCTCTGGAAACAGGTTGACCATGCGGTTCGCCGCAGCGTTGACGCTGCGGGCGACGTAGGCCCCACCGAGGATAGGCGTCTTCACGGTGTGCCGGCGTAGATGTTGAACCGCTGCTGACGGCGGTTGATCAGGTTGTACGGCAGGCTCATGATGTCGTCAGCGAAGTTGATCCGCTTCAGATCGCGCTTGGATGCCATCGCAATGCGCTGCACCGTCGGCGGCGGCTCAACGCCGAACTCGGCTGCAATTTCGCAGGCTAGGTTGTACTTGAAGCACCGCAAGTAGCCAGGCGGAAACGACAGCACCGTGTTCAGCGTGGCGGGCTGCGACAGTTCCTGCACCGAAACGAGGTGAAACTCCAGTTCCCGCGTGGGCACCGGGTACACCGTCATGGTGATGTTCGGCATCGTCATGTTCACCCACATGCTTTGCGGGTAGGTAGACGTTACCGTCTTCAGCGCAATGCCGTTGTACTGCTGCTGGTTGATGAACATCAGGCCGTAGCTGATGCCCGTCGTCGGGTCGCGGAAGTAGCAGGAATCGTCTAGCTGTACCGGGCGATTGCCGACAAAGTTCCCGCTGGGGCCGAGCGTGCGTTCGTAGACGTTTGCCGGCCAGTTGAACACCTGGTCTTGCGTGGAGAACACCGACAGGCGTTCGATGCTCCACGAATCCAGCATCTGGTTCAACGCTGCCAGCGCGTCCTGCGCTGTTTCGGCCGATG